ATTCAGCGTATTGTTTACCGTATAATAAACGACCTATTAAAGTAAATAAAAACATTTATGATTTCCCCTTACCAGTAACCAGCATTGCGGCTTGATCGATAAAGAAAAAAGAGCCCTTACTTCTGCGGAATAAAACCCCGTCACCCGTCCAATCTTTGTTCTTTTTTTGAACGTCCATCATAGCGGCAACGCCTTCAAGGTGTTCTTTTTCCTCAGCCCCCAACGGGCGGTTGGCAGTAATATTCATGATTCCTCCTGTTCTTCATTCGTTGGGAAAGATACTCGAATAAACCCACTTGCAGGTTGACCATCTTCGCCCTCGGTACTGTCCCAGTTAACTTCCCACTTGTGAGTCGGGCAAGTTTCCAACCATTCAAAAAACTCTTTTCTACGCATTCCAATCTCCAATTTGTTAAAGTTTAACAGAAACCAGCGTAAGCGATTATATGGGAGAAATCAAGTCAAAAACTTTATGCCAATCAAACGGGTGGTCAAACGATCCAATCGACGGAGTTTTCAAACCACCCTCGGCTAGTGATATGGCCTGAGAGGCGCTGTAAAGGTGCAGGGAGGCCCTAACGTCCGGCTTGGCCTGTTGCTTAACTAAAACGAAACTACTGCTTGTACGGTGCCGTGTGAGCCACGCAACCTGATGTGGGCTCAGATTAACCGCGTTGGCTTTACAAAACTTTAATTCGATAAAGTGAAACTTTCCGCGTTCGTCACAAACCAGTAAATCAGGGATGCCTTGGCCTACCCAATTTTCAATTCTTGTTAGATGCCACTTTCTTCGGCTTTTTAGCGCGGTTTTTAGTTGGCGGTACAGTCCCGCTTCCGTCGGCATCTTCGGTTGGGGTAATGTCAATAACGTTTTCGCCATAACCATCTTTCAAATCGCTTAAAGCTTTCAAAACTTCTTCCTTGCTCATGCTATCGATACTACCGTGACGGATCTCTGATTTACTAACGTAAATATCTCCCTGCGCTTGGCCTCTCCGATACTCGGCTTGAACAGCGGCAGAGTAAGCCCCGTTCTCCAAAGCAATATCTCTAATCTGTTGCAGGGCTCGGATGTGTCTACCGTAGTTTACATCGAACTTGGCATCCAGTTCAGCACGGTAAGCCTTTATAGCGGCAACAACATGCGGACATTTATGTGGGTTGGTTAATTCATAAGCGCGGGTATGGGCAGAACTTTCTGGGTAGCCCGCTTTTATAGCCGCTTCCTTAAAAGTTATAAGGCCGTCGTTACTGACAAGCTCTTTTACAAAAAGCTCCTGTTTGCGCGTTAGCTTGGTATCAATAGAAATACGCTTACGACCGCGGGGATCAGACCGAGGACTATCTGGGTCAACAAGCTTGTTATGTTTCGGGACGGGCCGCTCTTTTATCAAAAGGGGAGAAGGGATCGCTCCGAACTTTGTTTGCTTCACAGGACGACCTCGTTTTTGTTTGGTCATGCTTGCCTCTTATATTTTAACTATCAGATAAAACTCTTATACAACCGATAGTATTATATATGCCAGAAAAATCTTTTTACAAAAAATCTCCCCCGCCCCCCTTTAGGTACTTTTGGACTTTAACAACCCTTCTTTTGGTTACATTTTTGTATTTCTCGGTGTAACCACTTATGTAACCTTTTTTATTCTTTGTTTATATACACTTAAACCCCAAGTTACATAAGTTACACTGGTTACGGCTTGAAAATACTTTTTTTATTTTTTTTATTTTTCAGCCCTATATACAGTAACCGCGTTAAACAAGCTCCGCGATCCGCGATTTTCAGCGTCTAATTTGCGGTATAAGGCTTGTTTTTAAGGGGTTTGGCTTTTTATATGAGTAAAACACGTGGTTACCAATTCGTACAATTCTGTACAATTTTTTCCTCCAAACGGGCTTAACTTTGACAGAATGGTAGTGATCTGCGTCCATTATTGGCAAAATTTCCGGATTTTTCGTGATTTTTTCAGCCAAAACGTATGATTTTTGCCAACTTTTTGCATTTTTTGGCACAGAAACGCGTCCATTTTTAACAAAAGAGAACTGTTTTGGCTCTAAAATCACCTCACAAACGGTCTCCGGCCATCGTTTTGACTCCATTCTGTTGTAGATTACCTTCGAAATTGCGAGTTGTGCGTTATGATTTTCGCCTCTTGCTTCGTGATAAATTGCCAATGCGAGGCACAAAGTTGTCAGCATTATTCTTTTTTGAACCTTTTCTTCGAGCGCTGGGCAATGTACTGAAACTTGTAGTTTCCGAGCTTTTTCTGAACTAGGGAAACGAGCCCACCTTGGGAAGCAAGCAGGGCATTATACTTATGTTTGCCGCTGGCAAATTCTCCAACGTGGTAGATTATTACGTCACCTTTTTGGGTTTGTTTCAGGGCTTCGTCGAAACCGTCTTTTGCCAATTTATGTGAGATATCGTAGATCATATTTTTTTACCTGACTTTCTTAAAGAGACAACAAACGTATTAAGTTCCTCACGGGCAACCCAGAGTTCACGATCTATATCTTTTTTGTGCTTTTCATCACGGCGCATTTTATCGTCCTGCAAACGATCTACTTGTCTGCGTAGCCACTGCAATTCGTTTTCTTGAAACGGTGTTAAGGTTTCTTCCATAAAGTTCTCCCTTTATTTAGTGTAGAGTATTTCGTGCTATTCTTTTTAAAAATTCTTCTGCATCGGACACGGCATCTTCGATGGTTTCGTGGTTATACAAGAGCGTGGATGTTTGGGCCGAGACGATAGGCCAGAGGTGCGCGAAGTTATATACGTTGATGATGTTTGCGATTATCGCGGCCAGTTGTGGCGGCGACATTTCTGACGGGCAAGCATCTAGTATTTCTTGTATGCTTTTTTCCAGTTCGTCCATGTCCTGTGTCTCCTTGATCTACGTTAGTCTAGGCGTTGCGTGGATTACATTTCAAGTAACTTTTTACCAATTACTCCCGAACACTTTTGCAAACACTTCGTCCAACAGACGCTCCATATCTTTAGCGGTCATTAGTTGTCTCCTTGTTCCATTGGTCTACCTCGGCGTACCATTTGTCTGTAGATTTACTTCTGCAAACTTGTGCTTTAATCCATACGCCTTCTTGTTGTTGAAGCCATTCGATCAATTCCTCACGCCTAATAAGTAAATCAAACAAAACCCACGGTGGTTTACTAACTGGTTCCTTGGCATAGAAACCCTTGAGAAAAACTTTTTCTTTACTTTTGCGCCTTTCTCCTAGCTCATTCATTAACTTTTCTGCCATCTCTCTGGCGGCAGAGGCTTCCTCGAACGAACAGGCGGGGTCTTTAGCTTTTCGCAAGAGACTTTCTAAACGATCCTGCTTACTCATCACCAACTCCCGTAGTATTCTTTCTTTTAATCCTAGAGTTAACGCCTAGATTATAGATCAACTCACGTTTAAGCTCTTCTAACTCACGAATAACTTTTTCTTCTTTTTGATTAATGTCATTTAAAATATTTTCCAGACGATCAACTATGTAGTGCATGTTAACTCTATCGTCTTCCATTGATCGGCACTGATCCAAGTTCCATTTAGCCATTACTTTTGCTCCTCAATGTTAAAGTGAACGCCATAGGTATCCTTACCTCTTTGGTCTTCGTCCCAAATATAGTCTTCTGCGGCAATGCGCCTTGCCTCTTCGGCATTTTCTGCGTCAAACCAAAAGACGTTTGTTTGAACAACCTCAACTCTATACTTCATTACGAAATCTCGATTTCAGTTTGCAGACCAAGTGCTTTAATAATATTCATTGCATGTGAAGAATATGTATTGCCAAATATTTGTAGAATATTTTGAGAGCTTAGATCTTCAACGTTCATATATATTTTACCAAAGAAATTCTTTTGTTGACCACAGTTATGCATGAGGCCAATATACAAAACCATTTCCCCGCTCTTTAAGCGAAACAGGTGCGGTCCCCAATGGGGTTTACGCATTTTCTTGTCGATACCTTCGAAGTCTCCTAACGTATGTTCTGCGGTTAGTTTGACTGGCAACCCGCCCTTAATATCTAGTGTATAAGTTTCCATTACTTTCTCCTTTAAAACCAGCCGACAACAACGCCGACTATCCAAACTAAAACAATTGCAGTT